TTTTGAGATCCTTTTGGAAATGGAATAATTCCTCTACGCATAAGAGACGGCATATATTTTTTATGACGATTAACTAGATTAGCAGTCTCTCCAACTGTGTATGCTCGTTCTCTATTTTTTTTAAAATCATTAATTAAACAACTTTCAATCCTGTCTTTATTAATATTATAAACAGACATGATTCCGTTAGATTTGTTTAAATGATGGATTCTAACAAGATCACCATTTAGAAACCAAACCTTTTTATTCCCTGGTATTACAGGGAGGACATTGTAGCCTTCGCTCTCAATTGTTCCCTTTTTAATAGCCATATGCCCTCCTGTGAATTACTAGGTGGATGAAAAAATGTTCTTGACCCACAAGACATGCAATACATCTCAAGATTATTAATTTGTGAGTATTGTCTGTCGACAAACATTCTTCCTTTGCATCTTTTACAAAAAATCATTAATTAGGAATTCCAACTACTATTAGGTTGATTCCAACCGATGTGTCTCCACCAACATTAAATTTTACAGTTCCTTCAATTTTAGAAGTAGAGATGCTTAGTATTGTTACTGTAACATCTTTTCCAGCATCTGTATTACCTACGTTTACTGGGGTTGCGGTAACTATTGGTGGAAACTTAAACTCACTTGGCAGGCTATAAGAAAAAGATTGGGTCGATCCTGCTGTTTGGGTAGATCCAGATGTAACCTGAACATAGCCACCGATAATTCTTGCCTCAGATGTTTTTACGCTTTGCTTTCCTGAATTTGGTGTGTCTACAGTTACATATTTATATATTGATGTAGACGCCTGTGCAGAAAGATCATTAACAGCCTTAACTATCTGATAAAGATATGTTACGTCTAAAGGCTGCCCTCTTTCGGGTAAAGGTAAGATTGCCATAATATAATTATACCAGACTGACTATCCCAGAATCATATATCTTTAAGTCCTCATTTATTACTGGGTTAATAGATGATGCTTGAACTACAACACGAACAGATGTAGTTCCTGTTTTTATAAATGAATAGTTTGAAGACCCTGTTGAAGCCACAAAGGTAGGTAAAGCAGAATCAAAACCTATAAAAACATCATAAAGTGTTTGTGCAGAAATTTCTCCAGCAGACCAATTTACCATAATAGTATTTCCGATAACATTTATATCTCCTATGCCTACCAAAACATCTCCAGACTGAGCAACGAATAACTGAGAGTATGCGGACTTTCTGTTCTTATCATCTGAAATTATTCTAAATCGTAAAACTACAGAATTGTCGCCCGTTACCCTTCCTAAAGAATCTTTTTTAATAACAACATTTTTTATTCCCTTATCTGGAGTGTTTGCCATAATTAAACATCCAAGACAAATCTAAATTCTATGTAATTTGTAGTGTTGGCTGACTTTATAATAGGCCTTGCTTGCACATTTTTAATTACAGAATATCCAGTTAGACCATACAGAGAGTTTGTAGATGTAGTATTTTCAACTCTTAAACCATCCAAACATACATAGAAAGAATCTGACGGCAAGTTATTTTTAGTAATAGAAACATAAATCTTTGCCACAGAAACATCGGACCAATTAAATCTTAAACTTTTATCAAGTTGCTGAAAAGTTTTGCTGACTACAACGTATCGGTTATTTGCAAAATCATGCTTATGTTCTGAGGTTCCTAAAGTATAGCCAACATGATCTACATCAACCATAAACTTTGCGTACTGAGTAGTTGAGTTTGGTCCAGTATGAGAAAACTCCAACAAAATTTTAACATTGTCTGGAATACTTTCTGCAGAGTTTGCCATTTTATTAACAACAGAAAATGCAAGCCTTAACTCATCCAGTGGGCTATTTTTTGTAAAGTCTACAGAAGTTTGATCCAATATAATATAATCTGATCCAGTTAATGGCACCATACTTCCTTGTGGATTATATGATAAAGAAGATGTATCTCCTCTCATTGCTACGATATTATTTAAGAATCTACATCTTTCGTTTCTGGCAACTCTATCAGACTGAGTAAAAATTGTGTTGTCGGCATTTGTAGAAAAAACCTTTGGTGTTTGATTTATGGATCCATTATTTTCACTACCGTCTAGAGGTCTATACTCTGAAGCAATTGCAGTCGGAGACTCTCCATCTATACTATATAGCCAATTGTCTGTGTCTGCAAAAGAATAAACAACTCTGCTATCAAACGATCCAGCGACTGGGTTTGATCCTGCAGAAAATATTCCAACTTCGGTAATCTCATACCTTTCCTCTGTTGGCAATTCTGCTGTTAATACTACTTTTGATAAACCGTTTTCATTTACAAATCCCCTAGAAATAATAGGGGCACGAAACATTTCAAAATCTAAAGACTCTTTATTTTTTAATATTGCCAACTGCTCAGTAGTAAAAGTATGATTAGAAGCAACTGGCTTTGCTCCACACCCTACGGCAATGTGGGACGCATATGATGGCGTCTGCCCGACAAGGTACTTTGCTAAAAGATTTTTTCCTATATTAGTTATCATTGGCTACTCCCATAGTATATTGTATCATCAAAAATGTTTCCAGCGGTGAGTATTTCAACCTCAACCTGTTCGTTTTCTTTCATATTAATAAGATTTATTACAAGGTCTCCAGTTATTGGGTCTATGTAAATTGACTTGCAGTTTGGAGTTTTTATCCACTTGGTTTTATCCTGCTCATTTGGATTCGTTGGTGGTGGGGAAATATCGTATCCAGTACCGCATATGGGAAGTCTGTCAAGTATAGACAAAGATAGTGACTTAAAGTAAGAGTCGGAGGATTGAAGCCTTAATACATTGTTTGGGTTATACTGTAAATATAGATCTGTTAAATTTTTAATTGGAGCGTATATTACTTTTTGACCATTTATCAAATCATGCCTAGAAATTGTTGCAAGTTCATACCCACCAATATCTTCAAATATTAAGTCTGTCATTATTTCTATTGACATGGTTTCGTCATTTGACAGTATAAGATCTGGCGTTGCAATCTTTACAGAGTCATCATCTTTTTTCTGGGATGGCTCTGGAATTGCTGCGACAGCAGAAAGATAAACAGGGTTTACTGATTTAATTGGACTTGACATTATACAACCTCACTTAAAAACAAAGTCATGGACGGACCATCAGAACTTCTAGAAAATTCAATATTATAAACAACAAACCTATTGTTTGGATTTGACGCCATACTTATATCATTTTCTTTATAATCTACACTAACAATATCGCCAAGTTGAATTGTTGGTATTGCAAATATCTGAACACCTAAAGACCTTCTTGGCTTTGTAATTTTTTCAACTAGCCATTTCATTAAATTGAATGCCTCATCCTGTGACTGAACATATGTTGTGTCTATTGCAAAATCTTTTTTGCCGTAAGTCATTCTGCTAAGTTTAATATCCTGATAGTCCTGCTTAAATTTATAAGGGTTTGATATTAATTGATCAGCAACAAACTGGGGATTTGAAACAAGACTATTTTTATTAAAGTATTCATCAACTGTTAAGTTGTTATCTGACTGTTGTGTAAATGTAATTCCTTGCATTCTTAAATAGTTTCCGCTTGTCTCATCTAAAGAAAGGGGTGCATCAGTTGTATTAAAAACCAAAAATTCTGCTCCATATGATCCTGCTCTAAAACCAGAAATTGCATATCCTTTCATTTTATTAAATGTAGGAGATATTTTTGCGCTTAATGCTGGATAGGCTTTATCATATTTAAAATTAAATGCTGCAAGTTCTCTCATTATACTTCCAAACTCCTCAAAATAAATATCATACTTAGGTGGCTCAGAAGACCCAACTCCAGTTAAATATGTATTTTGTATTAATCCGCTTATAGAGTATTTTCTAAATGATTCATTGACATCTAACTCCGAGTCTCCAAAAACAGAGTTGACTGGAGCACCTAAACGGAAAGATGTGTTTTGAGAATAGTTATTGCATAGAGCGTATACATTTTCAAACATTGCTCTTGAAGATCCTCTTGTAAATAGTGCAATATTTGAGTATACTGGAAGCGGATCTGTATCGTCTACAGTCTTTATCATAACGCCATTTAAATATAAATAGAACCTTCTTGTTGTTCCTATGTCTTCGTATTCTACGGCCAAGTCATATACCGTTGGATTTTCTTCAGCAAAACTTCTTGATTGTCCAGTAAATTTACCGTCGTCAACTGTGATCTCACCAAGACCGTCCCAAAGTTTTATTGGCACGGCTGCTCCATTATTAGATTTTATCTTATAAAAGAATACATTGCTAATTCCTTGCTTTTCTTTTTTAGACAAATTTCCTAATCCCAATGCTGCTATTTCAAAATAATAACCAACATTAGTCAATGGATTTAGCATTACCCCTATTCCAGCAGAGCCTCCATAAACATTTATATTTTTATCTGGCGTTGATCCATTAACAACAAAATATGTTGACGAGCCATTTGATGTCTGCCCTCTGTCCTGATTGTTTTCTATCTTACCGACAATTCTCATTCTTGTTCCAAAGTGCTTATACTTTTTATTTTCTAACGACTTATGAACATATGATATAAAATCCCTAGGCTTTTCTTTTGTAGTAAAGTTTGGACCAGTTAGAGATAGGGCAGAAGATTGTATTGATCCAGGCTGTTGCTGGGTCTGTGTAGTTATCTCTCCAGTTAGAGTTGTAGAAAGAAAGTTTTTTATAAGACCAGTTCTTGATGCTGTTCTTCCTATTGCATCGGCAGACGCACCAACATCTGTTGTCTTGCCTGCAGACCCCACCGTAGTTGCAGGAATTGGAGTTTTGCCATCGAACAAATACTCAGATTCCATATGGCAACCTTTTATATTTTCATCAGACTTCCAGTATTCAGAAATTCCAGCAGAGTGTGCAACAATAGTAGTTCCAAATTGTCCACGACCATGCTTGACCACAGGACCATTTTGAAGTTTTACAATCCCATTCTGTTCAAAGTATTTAGGCTCAGAATAAATTCTAATTAAACCTGTTGGATATATTTTGCCATTAAACGGAAGTTTTGAAAAATAGTTTTGATAGTCTTCAATAGATGTAATCCATACATTTCCAAAACCAGTAACATTGTGTTGTACTGCATCATATTTTATAATCTCGCCCTGGGAATAAAAATATCCGTTATATCTAGCAATCCAAAAAACTGCCTCGCCTAAATTAAATGTATTATTAATTACAACATTATTCTTTACTATTGGAACTTCTGCTGATAGGTCTGAGTTTAGAGGAATTGCAGTAAGCAAATAAGAAGACTGAGTTCCTATTTCATTATTTAGAGACTTGGTGTTTTCTGTTCCAGAAACTTCCCAAAGTAGTGCTGGCTTATAAACATAATACCTTTCTTCATCTAATAAACTTGCCTGCCTAATAGACCCTACAGATCTCTGAATGTGTCTTGGCGTATAATTTATAACCCCATCATTATATACAGAATTTGATTGTGCTGAAACTGAAATAATGTTGGCAATTTTTGCGTTTGGCAATGTCTTATTGTTTATTGCTTCTTGCTGAAACAGGTCATTCGTTCCTTTAAGTTGAAAAACTGTTGGCCTCTGTTCTACAGTTGGCATTATATAATTTTTGCTCATCATAACAAAGTTGTTATATTCATCAAAAAACATTGCTGTCTGAGTTGATACAGCCAAGTCTTCCAACACCTCTGCAACACTTCTATCTGGAGCAATAAAAAAATATGGAATTATTAATTCTTTTTCATTTTGAACTCTTTTAAAAGTGTAATTAGAAAAACCAATATAGTCTAGCAATAAAGAAACTGCAGAACTAAGGGATACCTCTGTCATTAAAATTTGTGGAGCAGTTATTGATTCTAAATACCAATACATGTCTCTTAATGAAATAAAAACTGCTTTATTCATTATATCTGATTTTGGAAATGAGTCAGAATATAAAGTTTTAATTGGAACCCAATAATCCCACCCATCAACATCCACTATGACCTCATAGAACTTAAACTGTATGTGCCTGTCAATATATTTGCTTATAATACTTGCAGAATTATTCTCATTAAAAGCCTGATCATAATCAAATATATTTATCGATCCATTTGAAGCAACTAGTTGTCCGACTGGCAATCCACTTACACCAAGGTCGGAGGCACTTTTGTTTATTGAATAATCCAAGGTTTTATCAGATATGTTCATAACAAGTCTTGGAGATATTTCAATTAGGTCGAATGTAGAATCTTTGACATTCATTGTGTCTACAACAATTCTTACGCCAGAAATATATTCAAACTCTCTATATTGTATTTTTCCATCTAGAGATCTAACAAACTTGCTTGGATCTGTTGCGTCTACAACAAAATTAGTTAGCCTATCTACAGTTTCATCTTGAACATACCAGCCATACTTTGGTCTAATAACTGTATAGTCTTGTCCATTCCAAATATGATATTCTCCTATATCATTTTCGTTTTCTTTAATTAAGTATGCATAGCCAACTACAGACTCTTTTGGCAAAAATAGTTCAGTTGGATATGTTTCTGCAAATACAAAATTTGCCCTCCACTCTTCTGGAACAATTAGCCCATAGGCAACCTCAACATACCCGTCGCTTTTAATAATTGAAGAACCGTCTCTTCTTCTTTTTGATGGATCAAAAGATATAATGTCTTGCCAATTATTATCTTTTAAAACTTGAATTTTCCATTTGCTAGGAGTTTTTTGGTTTAACTCTCCAAAAAATGGATCAGCAAAAGATCCCGTAGAAGACGAAAAAGGTCCTAAGTTTTCTGTTCCAGTATGCGTTTGCATTTTAACAACAACTCTATTGGCAGGTATTTTTTCTTTATAAACTACAAAAGGACAGGCATCTTCGATATCGTACTGAGATCCACGAACCTTAGATGCAATACCATATTCAGAAAGTGTGTCAATTGTTCCTAGTTTTTGTTTACCATCTTTATCTAAAAATACTTGAGAAGAGCCATAGGAAACAGAAGCATCGTTGTAAGTATATTTATATGTTACCTCTGACCTATACGATGTCCAGTATTTAAATATATCGTTTTTGTCTGGCATGTAATATCTAGGTCTGTCTGCCATAAACAAATTGGGATGATGGAGTTTTCCATTCTCAAAAAACACTGCCTTATTTATTCCAGATCTTGGTCTAAATTGTCCGAAGCAGTCTTCTAACGAATACAGGGTTTGTAGTTTTTCTTTTTTAGTTAAAAATGCAGTAGGAGTATCATTATTGTCAAAAGTTCCATCAATTACAACATCTGAATCAGTTGCCCCAGTATAAAAATTACCAGCATCATTAATGTCAAAACTTGTTGGCAAAGAAGAATACACTGTCGATGTTTGTGTTGGCCTATATCTATAGTTACCAATATGCTTTATATTGGTTGGTACATTCATGTTCCATTCTGCAGTAATTACTGACTTGTTTCTAACAGTAGGAGATGTCTCCAAAAATTTCTGCAGGTCTTTGTCTTCAAACATTATACCTCTTCCAGTGTTACAGAAACATTCCAGTAATCAAACTTGGTTCCTCTTTTTTCAACTGAATATGAAAAATCACTTATGAACATTTCGATTAACTGGTTATACTGTCTAAGATGATCGTATGGCTCTGGGGTTCCCTTAAAAATACCTTTTCTATCATATGCCAAGAAAACCCAAAAAGATCCCTTGTGTGAGTCATACCATTCAAGCATATCTGCTCCGCCTGCGCCACCATCTGTTGTATATGACTTATGCGGAGACAATCCAGTTGCAGGATCAAAATTTGGAAAGTTTTCGTGTGATCTAGATGGAATCATATCCCAATTAACACTTACTGTAGTCTTGTCTGCAATATGATAGGACCTCATTCGACCATTGATCATTCGTTCACGCTTTTCAATGCGCTCTGTTTTAATATCGATAGGCTGTCTATTATCATCAGTTAAAAATAAAAACTGATCAATAAGGGATTCATCCTCTATACTTTCTGGATCAGTACCAACCTCAAAGCCAATCGGAACATATATTTTTTTCTTTGGTGTTGTTATACTTGCAGGATCTTCCACAAGCGTTCCAGAATTTTCAGACCAAAGCATACCGCTTGGCCTACTGTATTTTTTACGACCATTAACATATAATAGCCTTGGGTCTAAATCACCTTCTGCCACTTATAGCCACCCCCCTTATCCTTCTATCATCAACCTGTTTAATTGTTGCCATGACTGCTTGTGCAATTTCATTTGGATTTGCGTCAGTCTTAGCGTTTACTGTTAATGTATATGTATTATTATACACTGATCCGCCAACTGCCTCGCCCTTATTTATTTGCTTCATTGTGTCTAATCCATACGAATCAACAGCATACTTACTCATAATAAATTCTCCTGGAGTTAGCATTGCTGGAACTGTATCTGTCCCCCTGGCAAATCCACCCATCGCAAACCTCATTGGATTAATTAGACCACCCTTTGCTAAAGCCTGCATAAAGCCTCCACCGCCACCACCAGATCCTGCTGCAGCACCAGAACCAGTAGGAAGTTTTACAGTAGTTCCAGACCATATCATATTTCCATTCTTATATTTTGGATCATTAGTAAATTTTGGATTTAGGGCCAATAGTTGTTTTAATGATATATTGTTATCTGCTGCAATTTCTGACAATGTGTCGCCAGGCTGAACAACATATTTTGTTGTGCCAGTGTTTGTGTTTGTTTTTGTGTTAGTGTCAGTGGCTGGAACTATTTCTTCTTTTATAGTTCCTTGTTTTACGCAATCATTTCCCACTAAATTATATCCTTCAGGACATACTGTTTTTGTTGCTCCCTCTTTTACGCAATTGTTTCCAACTAACTTATGTCCTTCTGGACATATAATCTCAGTTGTTCCTTCCTTAACACACTTATCTCCGACCTGCTTAAAACCAGCAGGACATACGACCTCTGTTTTACCATCCATTACGCAGTTATTTCCAACCTGCTTATATCCAGGAGGACATACGACAGTTTGGGCTGGAACAACTGGGTCTGTGTTTACCTGCTGATTATTATAGGCATTTATAAGTCTTCCCTGTACATTTAGAGCATCCTGCATTGATTTAACAAATTGGGCACTTGCCACTCTTGCAAGATCTACAGCATTCTTTATTTGTTCCCACTCTGCTCTGGTTTTTTCTAAAACAGTAATTGACTCTATAGATTTTTCTAGAGCAAGTTCATTAAGTCTTAAAGTTTCTCTATTTGGCTCAAGACTCTTTGTTTCAATTTCATAAATCTGATCCTGCAAATCCTTTATTTCTTTTTCAATTTGAATTCTTGTTCTTCCATCTTTGGATCTTAATTCTGAAAGTTCGTACTCCCTGGCCAAACCAAGAGCGTCTCTTTGTCTTGTTAGTGCGTCTGCTGCAGACTGTGCTCTCATATCTTGTGCAGCACGAGCAGCAGCAGCAATATCTCCAGATGTTAAAGCCTCGGCAAGTGTTAATTGACCCTTTTGTTGTTGTGCTATATAAGAGTTTGCCTTTTCAATTTCATCAAGAGCCTTTAGTCTTTCATCATATTTCTCATTTACCTTTTCTTCTTGAGTTTCAATTTCCTTTAGGCTTACCTCTTGTATTCTAATTTTTTCTTGTGTCTTTGCAATTAACTCTTCTGCTTTTCTTATTTCTTCTTTAAGAGGTTTATTCTGAACATCAAACGAAAGCCTTAACTTTGTTTCTTCTACATCAAATGCCTCCATCGCATTGCTAACACCAGTATCAAATATTTCTTGCATGCCCTCAATGGTCATTAGTTTAAGATTAAGTTCAATACGTTTTTTCTTTACCGCTAACGCCAAACCTTCTGCAAAATTTGCAGCACCAGTTAACAGGCCTTCTGTCAATCCCTGGTTGTTTATAATTGCTTCTATTTCTGCTTGATTGAATCTTCCAAGATTAGATATTAGTTTTTCGTACAAGTCAGATCTTTGCTGTATATCTTTGTTTTCTTGCTCAATAGACTGAACTGCAGCCATTCTTCTTTGTGCTTTTGTTGCCTCGTTTGCTGCCTTTATAACTTTCTTGAGTTGTTTGTCTGATAACTTATTGTTAGCAATTGCTGCAGCAGTTGAAGCATCTGCAACCATCTCCAATGCAACAGAACCATCAACTCCAGCAGCCTTTAATCTGGCAAGCGCAGCATTTTGATTTCCAATATTTTTAACCATTCTGTCTTGAGTACTAACAAAATCTCCAAGAGCGATAGACTGAAGAGCATCTCCAATGCTTTTTGCACCATCTTTTAATGCTACGATTTCTCCATTTTTAAACTTAAATAGTTTGTTCTTTTGCTTTTCAAATTCTTTTGGATCCATACCAACAATAAGTTCAATTAGGTCTTCTCCTGCACCCAGTCTTCTCATGTCATTTTCTATACCGCTGAAAACCTCAATAGTTTTTTTGCCACCAAATAACTTATTTAAAGATTTAAATGACGCATCAAAACCTTCTGTAACTTTAATCTGGTTCTTACGAACATCCCTTAACTTCTTAAGCAGATCGTCTAAAGGTGAGGACTTTGGCTTATTACCGCTTCCGCTTTTATCTCCACTGACTGGAGCGTTTGCACCTATTGAAACATTTTCGGTTACAGCCTTAAAGCCTTGCTGTTCTTTATAGTGTGCAATCATTGCAGCCTGAGATAAGCCCTTATACTGCGCTCCACCGTATGTCCTGCCACCAATTACTGTATTTTCTTTTAACCAATTCTGATAATCATCGGAAGCAACAATTTGTGGGTCTGGAACATTTATTACAGCAGCAATAGTTGTAGTATAAACTTTTTGTTGATCTTCTGTCAATGTATTAAAATATTCCTCATTAAATGCATTTGTTCCTTTAACCTCTGGAATAATCTCATATACCATTGTTGCTGTTAAATCTTTTTTGCCTTCAATTGCGTCAAGCATTTTATTTAATTGTTGATAAGCAGCATCATTTTCAGTATAATACTTTACCAACACATTTGAAGGTATTACAGCATTAAGATTATTTAACTTTACCATATTCTTAGCAAAATCTAAAGCATCGGAATCTTTTTCAAATGCCTCAACCTTAGTAATAAACTTTGTCTGAACTTCTTTATCAATTTTGTTGTCAGCAGTTAGTATGTTCTGAGCAGCGACCCCAATAGTTTCTGATGTAGCACCACTAAACTTTGTAATAATATTCATCATTTTTGGAGCAATATCTTTATTATCTGTTGCCATTTGAAGCAATTGTCTAAATACAGATGGAGGGATATCTCCACTTGCCATTTTTGCTTGAATCAAAAACTCTTGTCCGCTATCAATTGCACCAGATTTACGAAGGTTTGCGGCTTGTGTGCCAACGACATCCATATACGCAACTTCATTTGGATTGTCTTTGTATCTAGCCTTAGCAGCCTTTTTCATACCGCCCATCATTGCTTCCTGCATACCGCCAGCACTATTATATTGAGACACCATGTCTGACTGAATTTTTGCTTGGGCTGCAGTTAGTTCATTTCTTTTTCCTACTGTGCCCTTTTCTTTATCTCCTAAATATTCTTTTTCTAGTTCTAATGCTTCATTAATTTTTCCTTGAAGTCTAAGTTCTTCAATTTTCTTTTGATAATACATGTCAAGTGAGTCAAGCATTTGTTTGTTTTGCTCTAGTGCAATTTTTGAATCTACTGCATATGCTGCGCCCAATTCTCCTGCTTGCTTGGCATACTTTTTTGATTGAAGGTATCCGAATGCGGCACCCGCTGCTGCTCCAATTCCTGCGCCAACTGCTGCTCCTATAGGACCACCAATAAATGATCCTATGCCAGCACCTGCTGCTGCTCCACCCAGTGCTGACGCTCCTATACCAGCAATTTGCATTGTTTTCTGACCAGCAAGTTTGGTAATAGGACTAGCATTTTGAATATTAGAAATATTTGACTGCATCCTTTTTTGGTTTTCATTAATCATTCTCATTCTAACCTGTAAAGGATTTTTATCTAGATCTTCTCCATTTGGACCAAGAACTTTTTCCATTTGTGCAATAACTTTAAGACCTATAGTGATATCTCCTGCTTGTCTAGCAGCATTCATCGCAAGGCTTTTTGCCTGATTAATATCCATTGCTCCAGACATTACTGCAGTAGACAACTGATTGCTTAGGTCTGATGCAGCCTGCGATCCTTTGCCTGCAGCACTTTGCTTTGATAGATTTTCAGTCAAAGCCTTTCCTTCTTTTGTTTGAACAAAGGCTTCTCCATATGTTGTTTTTCCAGTTGCTGGTCCAAGCATTGAAAAAGAATTTTTTCTTCTTAGGTCCATCTGCTCTGAAGCAGTTACCTTGCCACCAAATTTTGCAATTGAATCTATTGCAGAGGTAGAGCCTCTAAACTTTTCATTTTCTTCTAAAACCTTGTTTGCTGCTTTATCAAATGCCATTCTTAGAGCCACCATAGATCCAACTGTTGCTGCAAGCCCAACTGCTAATGCTCCAAATTTATTATTAACCATTGGCAATATCATTGAAAGGCCCATTAGAGGCATCATTAGTTTCTGAAACATTTCTCCAACTGAACCTGGAATCATGGATCCTACCATTGCTATGCCAGCAACAGCCATAGCAGCCCCACCTACACCCATGCCACCCCTTGACTTTGGATTATTTGGGTCGTCTGGATTTGCCTTTGCTGCTTGTCTTGCCCTAAAAGATTCTAAAATTTTTGAAGAAGTAGACTGCATTTTTGACTTAACCCCAGTTGCACTCAGTCCCTGTTTAATATTTTTTGTCATATTTTCAGTTACAACTTTTTGTGTAACTGCAACATTTTGAGCAACAACACTTAACTTCTTTCCATCTTTTTGTAGTTGCTGTATTTTTCTTCTTAATGATTTTTGTTCTGCATCTATTGGACCATCTCCATAAAGGGCGGTTCTAGACGCTGCTGCCTTTGCTTGAGAATTTGCTTTATTAATTCTATCCTTGACTTCTTGGGAAGAAAGAGGTGCGTCTGCCTTTCCAACAATTCTAACTCCTCTTGGTCCTTGTCTAATTGATGGCGCCATTGATGCTGGAACAAGCCTTGTATCTTTTGGACCACCAGTAGATTTAAACTTCCTATTGTTTGGCTCTGACTTTATTTTTTTATTTTTTCCGTCTTCATCTTCACTAACTTCGTCAGGTTTAACCAAAATAGAACTATGCTTTTGGTGCAAGGTTTTCCAGTCTACCTTTAATCCTTCTCTAAGTCTTTCCAACATAGCAACATATTGTGACTTTAAAGGATGGTCTGCAGGCATTTTTGCAACATATGGTTCTGCATTATTTAGTTGTCTCTGAATTTCTGCCTTCATTTGACGATCATATTCGTCTGGAGTCAGATTTAGAGCAATATCTTTTGTTGCATTTGCAAACCAGTTTGGAGAATTCTTTGCCTGTTTTCCTGGAACACCCTTTAGATTTTCTTCTGCCATTTCAAGTAAAGAAGGCATTTGGGTTGCCAATGCGCCAATACCAGATGCTTTACTTAGTACTCCAGCACGACCAACATCTGCTAAAGCGTTACCGCCAAGATTACCCATCTTAAGATCATTATCGCCACGAAGATTTGCTGACACTAATTGTCTAAAATATTGTTCTTGTGTAAATGATTTAGACATTAAGTCAGCATACTTAGGATCATACTTGGACTCTAAAACAATGATCTTTCTTTTACCTTCTGGGTCTGTGGGGTCAATCATTGTTGCTATTTTTTGTTTTGGAACATCCAGCCCTTGAACTTTTCTAGCAAAATCTGTTGCTTCTTTTTCTGCAATGGCATTTAGTTCGCTCATCATAGGCTTTACAAAAACTTTTTGACCGTTTGGCTTTTCAAAAATTCCACCAACTTCTCTTACATCAAAACTTCTTCCCGTAGTTTTTGATATCTGTTTTCCAAAGTTTGTTGGCTTCTTTTGTCCAGTTTTTGTTTTTGCTGCCTCATCTGCTATAGCCTTTAAAGTTGCTTCCTGGCTTCTTGCCTTTTCCATATTTTCTTGAATTAATTCTGGTGCCGTTACTGCTCCACCACTTGTAGGCTTTTGGCTTATAACTGGAGTTGTTCCTGCTCCAAGTCGGTTCATATTTACAGTTGTGCCATCATTAAGGGTAACTGTAGAAGACTTTGTCACAACCTTGTCGGTTCTTCCTTCTCCCGTTCCAAATCCTTCCTTAATATCAAAATCTTTTATAAAACCTTTATCTTTTGCATTTTGAAGTATTCTTCTGCTTTCTTCTGGAGTGCTACCAAGACCCTTACCCATATTAAATCTGGAATCTGTTGCGTAAAGTTGTTGTGCTTTTTGATATGCCCTGTCTTCTGGATTTATATATTTTGGAACTTCATTTTTAAAGATATCATCTACTATTCTGTCATTTATATATGTGCTAGTGCTTAACTTAAATGAATCTAGAAATGCTCTATCTAGGGCTGCAGCCTGTGCTGCATTCATTCCAGATGGCTTCCACTTTTCTGGACCTCTGCGTTCCCATTCATCTATAAATTCTTGAACTGGTACCCCAGTAGTAAGGCTAGGCATTGCTTTATTCATCCACTCAGGGAAATCAAACATTAACCCATGCTTGGTTGTTGTGGTAGTAGGCAGCCCCTGAGATTTAAAGATTTGTTCCATAGCAAGAAGTTTGTTTCTTTGATCTTGTGTCATATAAGGATTATTTTTTATAATATCCTGTATTTCTTTTGGAGTGCTCTTTCCACCTACGTGAGTTTTATTGGTTACATTATTGTCTTTTTTGATTTCATCTGTACCCTTTTTAAACCCTGGAATTCTTCCGCCTGCAACCATGTGTGCGATGAACGGTTTGTTGGCTGGATCTTGTGCTGGTCCTGCTGGAATAACTGCCTCTCCAGGAGAAGCAAGAATTGGAACTATATCTCCTGCGCCCTTTGGTCCTGGAATGCTAGTAATACCATTAGAATATTTTCTGCTTTGTGGAATTCTGCCTTTACCAACTGGCCCAGCAAAACCTAACTGCGAAGCAATTGCTTTTTGATACGCTGCAGCAAGTGCATTAACTGCTGCTGCTTCTGACGTGAATGTTTGCCTAAGTTTTTGATGAACTTGGTCAAGAGACGCTGCTACAGCAGACGCCTCAAGTTGTTGCTTAGTTAAATAGTCTGTTTGATTTCCAAGTATCTGTGTTGATGTTCCAGCCCTATTAAATGAAGACTTCATTGTTGCAAATAGTTTAATTATATTTGCAAGACCGTTAGCAAGCAAACCAAATGTCATAAGTGCGATAGGACCTATTGCTCCAAGTGCCACTGTTAAAATGGTTAAAAATCTCTTGCTACCATCGCCAAGGTTATTGAATTTTTCAAGAACTTTAGAGGCAAACTCAACGATTGGAGTTAGGGCTTTTAAGAATTGCTCTCCAACTGGAGCAAGGGTTACCTTTAAATCTTCTATTGATTTCTTAAATTTGTACGTTGTAGTGTTTTCTATCTTATCTAATTCTCGCTGTGAAAGGATTGCCAACTCTTCTGTTGTTGCTCTTGTCAAACCTAAAACTCTTGCTGCCTGAGATCCTTGGGCAGTTACGTTTTGAAATAGTGTAGATAATCTTGAAAACTGGAACTTTCCAAATAGTTGCTCAATTGCTCTTGCACGATTAAGGGGATCTAGAGTATCTAGTGCTTGTGCAAATCCCACTACAGTTGCTGCGACGTCTCCCTTATTTGCTTCTACAATACCCCGAATATTAATGCCCATCTCGGCAAGCATCTTAGAGGCTTTTTCAGATGGATTAATTAATGATGCTAAACCAGACTTAAGTGCGTTAGCACCTTCTGATGCATTGATTCCACCTTCTTTCATTGCTGTTAGGAAGAATGCAAGATCCTCAACATCTCCACCCAATTGCTGAACAACTGGTCCTGCTTTTGGAATTGCAATTGTTAAATCTTCAATAGAAACAACAGTTTGGTTTTCAACTGCGTTAAGGAAGTCAATCTTTTTTGCTAAGTCTTCTGCTGCTACACCGAATGCGTTAGTAACAGAAATTGTTGTCTCAAGTGCCTGCTCCTGTTCAACTCCACCTAGAACAGCAAGCCTTGTTGCTTCTGTAACTTGTGCAGTAAGTTCTGCCCCCATCTTACCCATTGCTGCAGCGTTTGCTGCCATCTCCATAGTCTTTTCAACAGCAACACCATATTTGGTATACTCTTTTGCAAGTGTCTGTATCTGCTTAACCATTGCATCGGTTTCTTCTTGCGTAGTAAACATTTCACCGTAAACACGCTTAAACCTAATTGCCTGCTCTTCAAGTTTCATGAAGGTTTTTGCTGCAGTTGATCCAAGGAGCATTAGTGGCACTGTAAAACCAACCATCAACTGACGGCCAGCCCATTGTGTATTCTTACCAAAATTTAATAAATTAGTTGAGCCTTGCTTTAGTAATTGATTTAGTAGTTGCTGGCGTTGTGCTGCTATCTGTGTTTGGGTAGCAAGATTTTTCATGTCTAGAGTAAGAGGTCTTACCGCAATCGCTTGTAGGGCTCCATTTGCCCCACGACCCATCTTTATATACTGGGTCTGGATATCTTTTACACGCTCTCGTGCTACTTTATTTATTGTTTCAAATTCAGACTTAAAAAGTCTACCAAAAGTTTTAGTTGCTGCTCCAGTATATCTAAAATACTCTCTGGAGGTTAGTTTGTTTTTTTCTAAAGCATTAGTAAAATGCTCGGTACTTGTAGCAACCGTTCGCATGGTTGCTTGAAATTTTCCAGTAGCATTTATGCTGTTCATCAAGTTTTGTGCTTGATTTGCTGCTACCGCTGACGCTGCTGCGCCAGACTTTGACATC